TCTAGCTATTCCTTCTTCTTTAATCTTCTGTACGAGCTTGTTATACTTTGTCTCAATCTCTTCTCGCTTTCTCTTCTCTTCTGTATATAACTTATGCCACGAAACTGCTGAGTCCTCAATAAGCTTTTGGTATTGTTCTTTCCTAGTCCAGTAGTCCTCATTCATCTATACTTCCTCCACCAAATTACCTTACCATTTCTCTTCATAACCAACGACACACAATACTGATGTCCACCTCTAGCTTCATACTCAAGAGACTTAACGTAACACTCTCTAGCACTAGGACATAAGTAAGTACCACTACTGCCGTTAACCATAGTCACATCCATAGTTACTTTATCTTCAGCAGGGAAGAAGTACTGGTTCTCTAGCTTCATAGCAGGGGAGAAGTAACCATTAGCTAGTGCATAGTTATACATCTCTTCATCTAAATAGTTTACCTCTCCAGCCTTAGTATCTTTACTAAAGAACAGTGACACTACCATCATTATTAATATGAAGATAGCTATCCACTTAATGTCATACTGTGGTTCTTGATTCCAATTCTTATTCTTCATTATACACATCCTCTTGGTTGTGGTAACCCACCATATTTACTTAAGTTCTTCATAGGACCTGAGCCTCCGTGGTCCATAAATATTTCCTTCTTACCCTTACCATAATGTTTAGCAAAGTTTCTGATAGGGGGTACTACACCATTCTCATCATAGTATTCTCTGGCACTAAGTACCTGTCTACGTATCTCAGGTGTCAGGTCAAAGTCATCTTGCTCTGCCATCTCATACATTATATCAGTGTTCCATATTGCTGGGTCTATTAAGTATCCATTACTATCTCTTTCAATTGTCATTCCAAAAATCTCCTGTCATACCTGCTGCACTATAATCTGTTACTGTTCCTTCAAAGAAATTCTTATTCTTCATTTCATATCCCTCCACTTATTAAATGCCAACTTAATGTTGATTCTTTTAATTATACACCAGATACATAAGTTATCCCATTTAATTAACAGCTTGCTTATACGCTGTGTAGTTTTACTGTTCATAAATCCTCCATACTGAACTCTTCATCTTTACTTAAGTCAATAGCTGCTACATAATTAACTGACTCAATCTCTTGTGGTGCTGACTTAACATTCGTACTATCTAAGTAGTTGTCTGTCCAAGGTAGAGGGTTCTCACCTAACTCTAGTCCTAATCTCTTAGGGTCAAGACCAATGTTAGTTAAACGGATAGCAAAGATATAATCCATATACTGTTTAAGTATCTCTTCATTCATACCAATCAGAGGTGAACCCTTAGAGAATAGATATTCAATCCATTCCATCTCCTCCTTATACCCAGTAGCGTACATCTCATACACCTCATCCTCTAGGTCTTTAGCTACATCAGTGAATCCCTCAGACTCATCAGTGTTCAACATCTTAATAACTCTTTGGAATACATCTAGGTGTATCATCTCATCCCGAGCAATTAACTTAAATACATTACTACTTCCTGCCATTAACTTCTCAGGTTGCTCAGAGAATGACCAGTTAGTTACAAAGGTACAGAAGAATCTAATACCTTCAAACATATTAAGGATTACCGCACTCTTATAGACTGCCTCCTTGACCATTCTTTCCGTAACTTCTGGGAAAGGCTTACTATCAGCCAAGCTATAAGATAACACAGCAGCATTAGCATCCATCCTGTCAAAAACACTGGTAGCCCAATCAAAACCAGCAAGAATACTAGTAGCCCTTCTTTGTACGTGCTCATCATCTATAATCCCCTCAATAAAGTTATCAACATCGTTGTATAAAGCTCTCACCATCTCAGTATAAGACTCACTATGTAGTAGCTCGTTATTCTGATGGTTAGTAATGTATAGTTCCCACTCAGGGTTATTACTAATACCTCCGTTATTGAACAACTGAAGAGGTGCTCTACCTGCACAACTATCTAAAGTAATAGCGAACTTAAGTCCACTCTCATAGATGTGCTTACCTGCCTCATCTAATGATTCAAAGTCCTTCTTCTCTTTGGATAGGTCAATCTCATTCTTAGACCAATTACCAATAGCTCTCATCTCTTCAGCGAAGTCTAGTATCCAAGGGTACTTAGGGTCGTGATAGGTTTGTATGTTTCTATTACAACTATCTTCTCCTAAGAATAACCTAGTACCTTTACTGTTTACTGTCTCACCTAAATTAAATATCTTACAACTCATATCGCACACGCTCCTGATTCACATCCTGTTACAACATCCTCACTTCTATTCTCTCTATCTTTACTACGAATGTAGTACAAGGACTTCAAGCCATACTTATAGGCAGTGAGTATATCTCTCTTAACTCTGTTACTATCTAATATCTTACCTTCAATCTTAGTTAAATCATACCACTGATTCACTGACATTCCCTGGTCCACATACTTTTGAAGCACTGCCATAAGTTTTATATAATCACTGCTATCATTATCAGGCATATCCCAAGCCTTCATATAGTAACTACTCTTATCTACATCAGGTACTAGAGACTTCACTGTGTAAGCTGCACTCTCATATGTATCTGTTAATGATTGGATAGGGTCAATACCTTGTGTACTATTAGACACTAAACTACTACTAGCTGTTGGTGGTACTGCAGATAGAGCTGTGTTTCTCATACCCCATATCTGTACCTGTTCTCTCAACCAATCCCAATCACAGTGTAAATCATTAGCCACTAACTGGTCTACATTCTTATTGTATGTATCAATAGGTAGTACACCCTGCTCGTAGTGTGACTTATTAAAGTACTTACATTTACCTTTCTCTTTAGCTAACTCCATACTAGCTTTAATTAAACCATACTGGAATCTCTCAGCCCAGGTATGTGTTAACTCTAGTGCTTTCTTAGTACCTAGTCTAGCCTCATTCTTAGCAAGGAAGTGGGCGAAGTCACTGATGCCAATACCTAAGAACCTATACCCTTTAGTAGCCCACTCAGCTGCATCCATAGGATACTCTTGCTTGTCAATTAAGTTATCTAAGAACCTGACCATCAAGCCAGTAAGCTTATCCATTCTAGTAATGTTATCTAACTTACCAAAGTTAATACAACCTAAGATACATAAGCTAATCATACCATCATCTAAGTCATAAGTATCTGCAGTAGCTGCCTTCTTAAGACCATCAAACTTCATAGGCTTAGTAGGTAGGAATATCTCAGAACATAAGTTGGTTTGTGTTACTGGTTCTTTGAACATTCCTTGTCTATTGACGTTATCCACGAAGTGCAGATATATCCGTCCAGTCCCAACACGTTCCTTGATGAGCTTGTTGAAGACTTCTGTTGCTGATACTCTTTGCTTTCTAATAAAAGGTTGTTGCTCATAGTGTTTATACACTTCGTCAAAGTCTCCTCGTCCATAGGTATCAAATAGTTTTGGCACGTCCTCTGAGGAGAATAGTGTCCACTCTCCTTTGCTAAGGACACGCTCAATGAAGATTGAAGGGATACCAATAGCATAATCGATAAACCTAGCACGAGTAGTATTACTACCTTGATTGTTTTTGTATTCCAATACATCCATTATCTCCCAATTAAAGATAGGGTAATTAACTACAGTAGCACCACTACGTAATGCATTCTGTGTGAACTGTTTACTTGCTGCTTCTACTGTCTTAAGTAGTGGCAGTGCACCTGTGTGTTTAACAGTATTGTTCTTAACAGGTGCTAGGATACCTCTGACTAGCCCCATATCAATACCGATGCCTGCTCTCTGTGCTGTCATTAAACTAAGGGCATACTCAGTAGACAGAATAGATTCACTACTGTCACCCATCTTAATCTTACAACAGCTACTGAACATCTTAAGTCTAGTACGTACACCACTAATGACTGGAGTAGGTAAACTAATCTCATCACCCTTCAAAGCATTATAGAAGTTCAACACATAGTCTAATCTGTTAGATTCTTCATCAGCAAAGATAACCATAGGGATAATCATAAACGTCTCTTGAATCATCTCTAAGGGCTTATCAGTCTTAACATCCTTAATCAGGTACTTAGATTCTAGTTGAGTAACACTTGAGTGTACCCTCTGCATATCATTATCATAATCTAAGTGAGTACCTAGCTGTTCAATCTCTTCTTCTGTGTACTTATCCAGTATCTCAGGGCTATACAACTTAGACTTAACATTCTTCTTGATATAGTTTAAGAAACTGATAGGCTCGTGTTGACCATATACTTCCTTACGCATATTAGTTACTAACAATCTACCTGCTAGTACACCATAGTCAGGCTTCTCAGGGGTTAGCTTCTCACTTGCACTCTTAATAAGTGTCTGTTGGATAGCAACACTAGACATCTTATTAGCAATCTTTAGATGTGCATTAAGTGCTACATCAGATACAGATACATTCAAACCCTCAGCACACTGAGATAACATTAGGTGAATCTTATCATAGTCCAGTAGCTCTAACTCACCACTACGTTTCTTTACATATACTTCCTTATTCATCTGTCACCTCAATATCAATCATTTCAATTCCTTCATCATTTATATATGAATCATAAGTAAGTCTACCTTCATTATGTAATTGTATAGCTTCTATAATACCTAGGTCATACTCCTTCTCACCGTGTCTCTTCAATAAGTACCAACCTACCAATAACATAATGATATTATATAAAATGAAACTCTCAATTGTCCACGTCATCATCAAACTTTCTCCTCTTCTCTATTAACCTATCTTCAAAAGCATTAAGCAGTTCCTCGGTGCTTATCTCTAGTTCATCACATATCAAGCACTCATCATAACCTTCAGCTAAGATACGCTCTTTAAGTTCTTCAAGAGTTAACACTTATCAACTCCTTAAGATACCACTTAGCTTTCCTTAAATCTTCAACACCATTCTTAGTCTTATACCTAGAGATGTACTTAATGATGTTACCTTCTAGATAATTAAACTTCTGGTCTAAGATAAAATCAATCACCTCTATCTTACCTTGTTTATAATGGTCTGGATTTATTACTGCACTTTCATTCTCGTCCATTCTTTTAACTCCTTAATCTCATTAGTTCCAAATATCTGTATGTCATTCTTCTTACACCACTCACGATAGGTAATCTTATTTCCTTTAGCTACCTTAGCATTAGGCTTAGGCATTAAGAAGATTAGATGTTTACCTTCAAACTTAAGTTGTTCAGCGATAGACCTATACTTCTGTCTATCTCCTGACCTGAAGAAACCTTTAACCTCAATATAATAATCACCTCTTACAAAGTCAGGGGTATAGTTCTTACGTATAGTGTATGCTACCCTATGTGGTTCATATTCCCACTCACTGATACCTAATAATTGGTGACACTCCTTCTCTAGTTTACTTCTATATTTGTTATTTTTTGTTATCGTCATAAAAGTTATTCAGTTTGTTACCATTCTCATCAATCTCAACAGCCTTAGGTTCTCTTTTAACAGTAGTTAAGTATCTAGGACCTGTAGAGTATAAGAAAGTTCTTAAACCTTCATCCTTCCAACATTCTTGTTTATAAGCACAGTAGCTACAACCTACAGCTAACTTCATATTACCAGACTTACCATCTGGCACTGGCTCATAACATCTCTTAGGTGGTTCATCATTCTTTACTACCTTCTTAATATTCTTAATTCTATCAGTAATACTGAAGAAATTCAGTTTAGACCAATACCACTGTGATTCGTCTGCCATATCATACTTAAGATAAGTTAAATGACCATTAGTCTTATCCATTACTAACCAACCTACATCAGTAGTGTCCTCAGCGTAAGCATAACCCTTGATCTGGTCGATATAACCGAAAGGGTCATCGTTCACTAGACTACCGTCTTTAAACTTCTTAAATCCAAAAGGTGAGGCTGATTTAACATCGGTTAGTACACCATCAATCTTACAGTCCATAGAGCCTTTAATACCATCAACCTTAGCTTTCTTCTGCTCGTCAGTAACTTTATGTCCCGAAAGCTTAGCTAGAGCTAGAATCATCTCTTCAATTAGGTGACCATACAAGAACTTAATCCTAGTATGTGGCATTAACTCCTCACCTTTGTATCCATTGTAACTATACCACAACTGTCTATCCTTCTTACCGATGTTAGACATACGTAACTTACGATTATCAAACTCGTGTGCTGTGATGTTATTGATTAGAATATTTTTCACATTCTCACCAAAGTCTTCAATAACTCTCTCAATATTTACACCCTCACCTACTTCTTTTGTATCCATTAAATGATAGATGTCTTCTACTAATGTATCAGTGTGTTTCATACCAATTTTCTCCTACTTGATATTCACCATCTAAACGACAGTTTAAATTAAAATCCTCTCCTGCTCTTTGCATACAAGAGACTGCTAGTTGTCCGAATTGCTCTGCTTGGTCTGCTCTAACTTCACTCTGAATTTCATCGTGTACGTTAAGAACAAACTTGTAATCTATACCATATATTATAGCATATTTCTCTAGTAAAATCAAGGCTTGTTTCATAACTATAGCACCTGCAGACTGTAATAAAGTATTAAGTGCTAAGTGTGGTGACCTTATCCACAACTTTCGTCCATCGAGACCTCTAAGCCAACCTTTTTCGCTTCTTTTATTAACCTCTCCTCGAAGAGTTCTAAGTGCAGGCGTATTATCAAGGAACTTTGCTTTAAGTTTCTTACCATCTTTCGCTTTTCCGCCAACGACACTTCCGATTTTTGCATCACCTGCTCCATACAAGAAGGCATAGATGAAAGTTTTTGCTGTATCTCTAGATTGAAGTCCTGCAGCCACTTGGTTTGCTGTGTGTATATCTCCATTTAAAATCTCCTCTGTATAATCATCATCATTCATATAGTGTGCTAACATTCTCAATTCAAGACCACTAGCATCCATACCCACTAATTTATAACCTTTAGGTACAG